TGTAGCACTTGCGGTTTGTGTCAACAATCCGACCGTGAGTTTATTATAGCTTTCCCTGCTCATGGGACTGCTAAAAATACAGTCAACCAGATCGTAGGTTGATAACATTTAAGGGGGGAAATCGCTCCCCTTTTTTTATATTTTATTCTGACCTAAAATAGGGTCTGCCTCTAATCTAGCACGGCACCCCGATACCTTGTCAACCCATTGAACCATCAGGATCGCTTATGGTTAAATCCAGATTCTCTTAAGGTTTGAACCCTCCGGACCGGTTCCGGATGCTGTAGAATTTAAAGGTCAACCACACCACACCAGACCAATGACAACTGTACTAACCGGCGAAGCGATTAATTCATTCCGCGCTAAAGTGTTGCTATCTGCGCTCCGATTAGAGTGCAAAGGTATGAAGCGCCGGGGTCCGTCCGCTTACTCCATCGTCAAGGCAGAATATAATTTAACCGGCAACCGGTTGAGTGTATTGAACCAACTGGAATCTATCATCGGTTAAGTAGATTTAAGGGGGGCAATCGCTCCCCTTTTTTGTTACTTAGTGACCCTTGTGCCAATTGGTGAACCGTCCCGATATTGGCAGGATGCCCACCGATCCCCTCCCCGATGCTGTAGGATATGGTCATCGGGGAAAACCACTACCACCCCCCGATCCCCAGACCAATGGCGAACCTAATCACCGGTCAAGTTGAAGCACTGTTGCCCTCACTGCTGGCAGCAATGGATGCTGAAAAAGCAGCAAAGGCCCACGCTGCCGACCTTAAAGCGCAGCTGGCAGCGATCCTAGAGTCACCTCAAACAGTCAAGACCGTATGGGGCAGCGTTACCCTAAATAAGGGGCGCCGCACCGTTGAGGTTGTTGGCAAGGCATTAAAGGCAAAGATAACTCTACTTAAAGAGGAAGGAATTGTGAGTGGTGAGTCTATTGAGAATATGGGCGATCCTTTCATTAGCGTCAGAAAGTCTGACCGTTAACTAACACTTAAGGGGAGGCAATCCCTCCCCTATTCTTTCACCCCAACCCATTGCACCTAAACTAATGTTCACTATCCGCTACTTTGCTCCCTACGGTGGAGGTTGGCGCCTGCAATCGTTCGCCACAAAATGTGAAGCAGAGCGTATGATTCGATTCTATAAAGAGTGCGGATCACCTGCAAGTTTCGCCTAATTGTTGTTAGTTAGTGGGGCGCAGTTCTTATTAGATTGCGCCCCTATTCGTGATTGATCAGTATATCTGATCGGTCCATTCGTTCGTGATTTGCAGGGGTTATGGATGGCGGGGGGGCGCGGGGCGATCCCATGGGTTAAAACTTTAGGGTCCTTCCTAAGCTATAAACGACCCAGATCGACCTCTATATATCACTCTCTACAAAAAATTCCGCGCCCCATAAAAATTCTCACAGACCCACACAAAAATCAAAAATAATATATAAATTGAAATTGTAAATTTATACACAAAAAATGAAAAAAAATTCCGGAGAAATTTTTGAGTCCGTACAGGTCGATCCAATCAGTGGCGACTATTACCTCATAATTCCAGAGAGTATCGCCAATGAACTCTCATGGTACGAAGACACTGAGATTAGTTTTAAAGTCGAAGGAAATGATGTAATTCTCACAGAACGCGCAGATTGACAATTCATATATAATGAGGTATGATACTTTAGTAATCACTTGAAATTATGGCAAAAGGATTTACAGTAAAAGCAAAGGCACCAGTTGCCGGAAATAGCACAGAAGAGTGGGATTATAATCTCGCCAAGGAAATGGTTAGAGGCAAGTCAGTTGTATTTTGCCTTCCAGGTCGCGGAGTTTCTTATACTTACTTGAAGAGTTTTGTACAACTCTGTTTTGATCTTGTACAAGCAGGCGCAAGTATTCAAATCTCTCAAGATTATTCATCAATGGTTAATTTCGCCCGATGCAAGTGTCTTGGGGCAAATGTTCTCAGAGGCCCTGATCAGATTCCTTGGGACGGAAAACTAAATTATGATTGGCAACTTTGGATCGACTCGGATATTGTCTTCAATACTGAGAAGTTCTGGCAGTTGATTCTCATGAACAAAGATATCGCCGCCGGGTGGTATGCAACCGAAGATGGTGTAACTACATCCGTCGCGCACTGGTTGGAAGAAGATGATTTCCGCAACAATGGGGGAGTCATGAATCATGAGACCGTAGAAAGTATCTCCAAGCGTCGTAAGCCCTTCACCGTAGATTATACAGGTTTTGGATGGGTTCTGATTAAGAACGGCGTATTCGAGCACTCTGAGATGAAGTATCCTTGGTTCGCGCCCAAGATGCAAGTATTCGACTCAGGAGATGTGCAAGATATGTGTGGGGAAGATGTTTCATTCTGTCTCGATGCAAAGGAAGCAGGATTTGAGATCTGGTGTGATCCTCGCATTCGCGTTGGGCACGAAAAGACTCGGGTGATCTGATGACCACGAAGTATCATATCCTCATGAATAATCGTAAGATTTACACAAATCTTACAGAGGAACAATACTTCAATATTATGGAGGACCTGGCAGATGATTTCTATCAGACAGGTTCTCCAAATCCAAATGAAATAACAACTGAAATTTTTGAAGAAACTGAGGTAACTGAAAATGGCTAAGTCTCATAGTGATATTCAATCAATCCCAAAGAAATCCCTTCAAGGAAACGGGCCTCATACGAAATACTCCGCTACCTCTCGTAATAAAGCCAAGAAAAAATCCAGAGGACAAGGAAAATAGAATATAACCAAGGCGGGCAGAGGCCCGCTTTTTTATGCAATAAATACTCAGTTATTTGTCATCACAGAATTGGAAAAATTTTCAATGGGCAGACACCTTCTATTAGAGGTGTACGAAGTTAACTCTAATCTTATCAATGATGCAATTGCTCTTGAAAAAGTAATGGTTGATGGAATTCAATTTGCCGGAATGACAATCTTAAATATTTTTAGGCATTGTTTTGTTCCACAAGGATGCACCATTGTAATTGCCCTTTCCGAGAGTCATGTGTCGTGTCATACTTGGCCGGAAGAAGGTTGTGTGGCAATAGATGTTTATACCTGTGGTGAAGGTAATCCAAAGTTTATTGCACTAGAACTATTAAAATACTTAAAGTCAACTACCTATTCTTTGCGCGAAGTAAATCGTTAAATATGATTAGGAGATAGCAACCTCCTTCATAAAAGTTCTGTTTTTACAAAAAACAGGAGCTAAAATGTCAAATTTACCGGTAGATAGAGATTCAGATTACATGAAAAAGATGTGGGGAACCACTAGATTGGTTACTGATTATGAAAAACCAAAGACCATTCAAGAAATCATGCACGATGAAATTCCACCAAGAAAGAAATATTTGAAAGAGCAACAGGAATTGCATGAAAAAATTCGTAATGATGAGGACTATGATGATTGGGAATATGGTACAGAACCATCATATGGTTCTTCCTGGAAATGAGCATAAATAAAATATAGAAATTTTATTCCCGAATGGTAGTACAAAGGATATCTAGATCATTTAAAGATATTAGTCTATCCTTTGTACCTCATCCGGTGACAAAGGATCTACCTATACTTAAAAATGAAAGAGCGATTATCAGATCAATTCGAAATCTGGTAGAAACAATTCCAACAGAAAGATTTTTTAATTCTCTTATTGGATCCGATATTCGCTCTAGTTTATTTGAATTTGTGGATTATGGTACTGCATCTATTGTGCAGAATCAAATTAAAACCACAATTACAAACTATGAACCAAGAGTCAATAATGTTAAGGTGTCCGTAAATCCTAAACCAGATGATAATGCATTTGAAGTTACCGTTATATTTGATATTATTGGGCAAGAGATTCCAACACAGCAATTCACATTCTTATTAGAGGCAACCAGATAAAATGCCTTTTACTAAATTTACCAATCTAGATTTTGATCAGATAAAGACATCCATCAAGGATTATCTCCGTGCTAACTCTACATTCACGGATTTTGACTTTGAGGGATCTAATTTTTCAGTACTATTAGATACGTTAGCATATAACACTTATATTACTGCATTTAATTCGAATATGGTTGTAAATGAATCCTTTCTGGATTCTGCAACTCTGAGAGAAAATGTAGTCTCACTTGCAAGAAATATTGGATATGTTCCACGTTCTAGAACTTCTTCGAAGGCTATTATATCATTCAGTGGTTTAGTTTCTTCAGAATTATCCACACCAACAATTACTTTAAATGCAGGTTTAGTTTGTGTCGGAACTGCAGATAATACATCATATACGTTTTCAGTACCAGATAACATTACTCGTCCAGTAGTAGACGGTATTGTACAATTTAATAATATTGAAATTTATCAAGGAACATTTCTAACAAAACAATTTGTAGTTGATGGATCTTTGGATCAAAGATTTCTTTTGGATAATCCGAATATTGATACATCCACAATTTCAGTTTATGTTAAGGGTATTAATGATAGTGGACTTGGTTTAGAATATTCTTTGGTCGAAAATATTCTGAATATTAATTCGACTTCCGAAATCTATCTAATACAAGAAGTTCAAGATGAGAAGTACGAACTTCTCTTTGGTGATGGAAGATTTGGTAAAAAATTGGAGAATAATGCAGTCGTAACAGTTCATTATATTGTAACTAATGGTTCCGAAGGAAATGGGTGTTCAAACTTTTCTTTTCAAGGAAATTCAAGATCATCCTCAGGTCAACCAGTATCATTGGGAACAGTAACTGTTACAACAAATCAGTCTTCTCAAAATGGTGCAGAAATTGAGGATATTACGTCAATCAAATATTTTGCACCAAGAATTTATTCTGCACAGTACAGAGCAGTAACTGCAAGAGATTATGAAGTAATTATCAAAAAAATATATCCAGATACCGAGTCTGTTGCAATTATTGGTGGAGAAGAATTAGATCCACCAGAATTTGGTAATGTCATTATTAGCATTAAACCTAAAAATGGAACTTATGTGTCAGATTTTAATAAAGAATTGATTAAAAGTAAACTAAAGCAATATAGCATTTCTGGAATCAATCAAAAAATAATTGATCTCAAGATACTATATGTTGAAGTCGATTCTTCAATTTATTACAATACATCACAAATATCTTCGATTGAGGATTTGAAGAGTAAAGTATCAAACTCTTTGACAAAATATTCAGAATCATTAGACTTCAATAAATTTGGAGGAAGATTTAAATATAGTAAAGTACTTCAAATCATTGATAATACTGATAGTGCAATAACATCAAATATTACTAAAGTTAGAATACGCAGAGATCTTAATGCAATAACAAATCAATTTGCTCAATATGAAATATGTTTTGGAAATAAATTTCATGTCAATCCTGAAGGATATAATATAAAGTCTACTGGATTTAAAATTTCTACAGAAGTGGATACGGTATATCTAACCGATATTCCTAATCCTGATAATTTGACTGGAATATTATCAATTGTTAAACCAACCACAATTGAAGGTAAAGTTCAGGTTGTTGTAAAATCTGCAGGTACTATAGATTATACTAAAGGTGAAATTAAGTTAGGTACTGTTAAGATTGTTTCAACAAGTTTATCAAACGAGATTATTGAAATTCAAGCATTTCCCGAATCAAATGATGTGATTGGATTGAAAGATTTATATTTAGTTTTTAATACTCCAAAAAGTTCAATAAATATGGTTAGAGACGTAGTTGCTTCTGGCGATGAAATATCTGGAACAGTATTTTCTAGAGATTTCTATACGTCAAGTTATCCAAATAGTAATCTGATACGAGCATAATATGGTAGGGACTGGGTTTGAATCTAGAGTTAAAGTACAACAAATAATTCAAAATCAACTTCCAGAATTTATACTGGATGAGAGCCCTAATACGGCAGAATTTTTAAAGCAATATTATATTTCGCAGGAATATCAGGGAGGGCCTGTAGATATTGCTGAGAATCTAGATCAGTACTTAAAACTTGACAATCTTACTCCAGAAGTTATTATAGGTAAAGTTGGACTTACTACTAATATTGATTCTAATGCAGGAATTATTACAGTAACAAGTACAAAGGGATTTCCTCAAAAATATGGTTTAATTAAAATTGATGACGAAATTATTACCTATACTGGAATAACAACAAATACATTTACCGGATGTATTCGTGGATTTAGTGGAGTTACTAATTATCATCAAGATTTAAATTATGAAGAATTAGTATTTTCTGAGTCTGAGAAGGTATCACATACCAAAAATACTTCAGTAGAAAATTTAAGTTCACTATTTTTAAAGGAATTTTATAAAAAGTTAAAATCATCACTAACTCCAGGATTGGAGAATAGTGATTTTGTTTCCGATTTAAATGTTGGAAACTTTATAAAAAATGCAAGATCATTTTATCAATCTAAAGGTACTGATGAATCTTTTAGAATTTTATTCAATGTTCTTTATGGTGTAACACCAAAAGTAGTAAATTTGGAAGAATTTCTAATCAAACCATCTTCTGCAGATTTTATAAGAAGAGAGGTTGTGGTAGCAGAAAGAATTTCCGGAGATCCTACAAAATTAGTCGGACAGACTATTAAAAAATCTACAGATACTATTACTAGTGCATCAGTATCCGAAGTAGAAACATTTACTAGAAAAAATAAGCAATATTTTAAAATTTCACTTTTTGTTGGATATAATGAATTTTCTGCAGTAGAAGGCAATTTTACAATTACACCAAATACAAAATGTTTGGAAGATATTCAAATCGGATCTTC